TATAGACTACTATTAGGAAATGTAATACATGGAAGTACAGCTTCTCAATTCTCTATTAAACACATTCCCCAATGTGGCTTTATCTATGATACTCTTGTTCTTTGTCTATAATATCAATACTAGTCTTGTAGATTTACAGAACCATCTTAATGGTATGGATAGAGAGATTGAATACCTGAAAACCAAGATTAAGGTCTTGCAAGAATCTCTTGATAAGATCAAAGAAGACTCTATTAGAACTACCGTGGAAGCCTCCACGCTCAAAGAGCGGCTTGACAGAGCCGGGATAAGGCACCCCTAAATGCCAATACCTATCATCGGAACAATCATCTCAGCTATCAGTGGCTACCTCTCCGAGAGAAATGCCAAGAAAAGAGAGAAAAATCAGGCCGTACATGAGCGTGAACTCTCCTTAATCAAGTCTGATACCGATTATAACCACGAAGCACTACGTTCTGAAGGGTGGAAAGACGAATATATCACTATAATCCTGTCTCTCCCCTTCGTTAGCTTCTTCGTTGGTACTGTTTTCCAGATTCAAACCCTTACAGATGGCACACATGAGTTCTTTGTGGCCATGGAGAAGGCTCCAGACTGGTATCAATGGGCTTTTTTGGGTATGATAGCTGCAATCTTCGGCCTTAAAGGCTGGACTCTTAACAAAGCAATGGGTAGAAAGTAAAATGGCCGTAGATTTCACGCCAACAACCATTACATCTGGCTTCGCAAGCGTAGATACGCTAAATACGCTCTTCACATCCATCCAAACCTCCTTGGATGATGCCCTTTCCCGTTCTGGGAACGGCCCTAACGTCATGTCGGCTGATTTCGACATGGATTCCAACCGTATCTTGAACCTCCCTGAACCTGTGGCTGATCATGAGCCTGCTCGGAAGATTGATTTCGAGAATATTCAAGGTGAGAAGGGGGATACTGGTGATACAGGTCCTCAAGGCCCACCCGGTGCCGATGGGGCAGACGGAGCCGATGGAGCCGATGGGACAGACGGAGGAGGAGTCCCTGTAGGGGGCACTACAGGGCAGCACCTGGCCAAAGCATCAGACACTGACTACGACACAGAGTGGGTAGCTGCAGCCTCTGGTGGTGGTGGCGGTGGTATCATGGAGGGCGAGTACACCAGGACTGTATCCAGCACCGGAGGCTCCAACCCCGGTAATGGTGAGATTTCCGTAAATAACTCGTTCCTGCGGAACGTCACCGAAATCAAGTTCAGTAACGCGTCGCCGGACGGCAACAGCTGGTACCCAGGTTTCTTCGCAAACTCTTTCGCCGCCGGCCAGTTATTGCAGTGGTATACCACTAATAGGGACGCCTTTGGTAATCTGATCTGGACTACCTACGAGGTAGTAAGTGTTTCTGAGTCCAGCTCCTTCACGACTATCACGGTCACCAATGGGGACGACGACTTCAACAGCCACAACGCCTTGGTTGGCGACGAGGTGATTATCCAGATACGTCCTGGGGCACCGCCCTCTTCCTTCAGCGGGGCTTTACCCGGTGTAATGCGGTATACGCATAAGAGCGCCCTAGGACCTTTCGATACCCCGGGCAGCGGCGAGCTTGGCCTGAACAGTACTACACTGGGCAGTGTCACAGGGATTGTGGTTAGCACAACTACCGAAGATGGTATTGGCTTTGGGACTGACCTTGACTTCTTTAGGACAGGGTGGCGCCGGTCGCGTCTAATGCTGCTGCAAAAGCAGTCCGACCCCGCAGTGTTTGGTATGTATCGTATTACCGATTCCAACTTTGAGACCTCAGCTCTCCATGGCGTAGCCCTAACAGAACTAGACTCTAGTGGCGCTGTGGCAGATGATGACATCCTGACCATCACCTTCCTTAACGAAGGTATCTTCGATACCCCGTCAAGTGAGTTGTATGCGTGGCAGTTTGGTGACCTAGTTGGTGCAACCCCTACCTCAGGGCAGATTAACTTCGCTGATGGATTCATCTCTGGAGAAACTTCCTTTGATCTCCACATGGAGAACCATGACAGTGAAGACCTTTCTACTCTGATTGATAAGCTGTACATCGTAGGTGCATGGATCACTATCTACTCTCCACAAGCAAGGGCCGAGAACTTCTCTTGGTGGGAAACATTCGAGATTGACTCCATCAGTAAAGCTAGCTCTGTCTACTCGATTGGAGTGACTCACAAAGCAGGTAATGGTATGTTCCCCGTGGAAGGGTGGTACGCTCAAATTGAAGTAACAGCGTAATCTTCTAATGTCTAAAATCAGCCTTCGGATAGGCCGGCAAAACACGAGTGTCTTTGGTGAAGCTGGTAGTGATATTAACCAGGCTGATACTATTGACGAAATCAAGGAACAGCTTGGCATCGGTAATACGGACACCAACAATCTAGCAGGTGTTCCTCTCAATATTACCGGCCTTAGCAATAACGATGTACTCAGATACTCAGGGTCCGCAACAGAGTGGACAAACGTAAACCAAACAATTCTAACAGACGGCGGTAACTTTTAACCATGTCCAACACTATTCGAATTAAGCGCAGGGCAAGCGGAGGCTCCGCAGGGGCACCTAGCTCTCTCGAGAACGCTGAACTAGCGTTTAACGAAGCCGATGACATCCTTTACTATGGTAAAGGCACTGGTGGTGCTGGTGGCTCAGCAACCACTATTGAAAGCATCGGTGGCCCTGGTGCTTACGTAACTCTCGGCACTACCCAAACTATTACTGGGGCTAAGACTTTTAGTAGTGGCCTCACCACAGATATCACGGGTAATGCAGATTCTGCTACCGCCCTCGAGACGGCTCGTGACATCACTCTCACGGGTGACGTAACTGGTACTGATAGCTTTGATGGTACTGCTAACGCAAGCCTCTCTACCACGCTCGCTAACAGCGGTGTAACGGCAGGTACGTATACCAAGATTACTGTGGACGCCAAAGGCCGTGCCACTGTAGGCGATACTCTCCTGGCAGCTGATGTCCCTACTATCACTGCCTCGAAGATTTCGGACTTTGACACTCAGGTCCAGACAAGCCGTCTCGATGAGATGGCAGCTCCCACGGCCAGCGTCGATCTTAACTCCCAAAAGATCACTGGCTTGGCTGCCCCTACCGCAGCTGACGATGCAGCTACTAAGAGTTACGTAGACTCTACTGCTCAAGGCCTTGATGTCAAAGACTCTGTCCGGGCAAGTACTACTGCTAACATCACTCTTAGTGGTACCCAGACTATTGATGGCGTCTCTCTTGTAGCAGGCGACCGTGTCCTGGTTAAGAACCAAACTACTCTTGCAGACAACGGTATCTACGAAGTAGATGCTAGCACGTGGTCCAGGACTACGGACTTCGATGACAATGACGAAGTAACTGCAGGTGCCTTTACCTTTATCGAAGAAGGTACTACCAACGCAGATACTGGTTGGGTACTCAGCACGGCTGACCCGATCACTGTCGGAACTACCGGTCTCGAGTTCGTACAGTTCTCCGGTGCTGGTACTGGTGTCATCGCAGGTGATGGTCTTACCAAGACTGGTAACACTCTTGATGTCGGTGCAGGAACGGGTATCACAGTAGACGCTACTGACGTAGCACTTGATACCAGCAACTCTCGTAACGTTGACCATACCTCCGTAGACATTACGGCAGGTGATGGTATCACGGGCGGTGGTGATATCTCTGCTACTCGTACTCTGACGCTGGGTACTCCAGGTACCCTGACGGATGCCACTACTAACGCTGTCACGGCTACTAGCCATACTCACGCCGTTACGTTCCCTGTTGATAGTGTCAATACCCAGACTGGTGAAGTTGTCCTCGACAACACGGACATCGGGCTTGGCAACGTTACTAACGACGCACAGCTGAAGGTTGCAAGTAACCTTAGTGATGTGGCCAACGCAGGTACTTCTCGTACTAACCTGGGCCTCGGTACTATTGCTACCCAGGACGCAAACAATGTTAACATTACTGGTGGCACGGTAGACGACATCACTCTGACGAATACTGTAATCAACGGCGGGACGTTCTAATAGACTATGTCTAATACTATCATTCACAAGACCTCTTCCGTAGCAGGTAAAGTACCAGAAACCACAGACTTGTCTCTGGGCGAACTGGCTACTAATACCAATGACGGCCTTCTCTTTCTTAAGAAAGACGATGGGGTCGAAGAGATAGTTACGATAGGACAACTTGCACACGACTTCCTTCCTCCGGAAACTCGTATTCAATTCCCAAGGAATAAACCACTACCCAATGGTTGGTACAACCTAGCTGACGCAGAGTTTGGCCCCCTTCTCTCTATTACCAACGTTACCTCGGATGATATGATTCTCCGTGTAAAAACGGACAACGCTGGTGTTAGTACTTCCTCGCAGATGCTTCTCCCTGGAAGAACTTTTAGAGACTACGACTTTACTATCGACTGGGGGGATGGTACCGTCGAAGCCTTGGACAATACAGACTTTACAGCTGTTAGTGGTATTGATGGGTTCCTTCACACATACTCTTCTGCCGGCACCTACACGATTAGGATCAATGGCATCTACGATGAATTGTATTTTACTGGCCAAGGTGATGAAGAGAAGCTTGTCGAGTTTGCTAACTGGGGTGACATTCCTTTCCACCGTCTTGAGTTCGCATTCAAAGGTTGTGTAAATTGCTACTTTACGTTTGGCGACAACCCCAATGTAGGCCCTCGTGATGATGCCATTGATCAATTGTTTAATGGCTGCGACTTGTTTAATGCAAACGTAACAGGCTGGGACCTATCATCCACATCGGGTGACATGGACTATGTGTTTCTTGGATGCAGCCTCTTCGAAGGTGTAGGCCTTGAAACGTGGGATGTTAGTGGCGTGGTTAGCATGAGAAGCATGTTTGCTGGCGCAACTATCATGAACCGCGACATCTCTGGGTGGGACGTGTCTAGTGTAACAGACTTCAGAGATACGTTTGATAACGCCAAGGCGTTTAATATTGATATCTCTGGCTGGGATGTATCTAGCGCTACTACTATGGAAGACATGTTCTTTGCAGCTTCCGACTTCAACCAATCCCTGGGGGACTGGGATATTAGTAGTGTTACTGATATGACAGAGATGCTAGATTTTACAGACCTAAGTACCGATAACTATGATGATACTCTGATAGGTTGGGCGGCGCAAACCGTACAGCCTAATGTAACTCTCGGCGCTACTAATCTTGAGTATACTAGTGCAGCAACGTCTGCTCGTAACACGCTGACTAGCGCTCCTAATAACTGGACAATTAACGGGGATACGCTCGTATGACCGAGGCTATTAAACTCCCTGAAGTAAGCGAGCTTTACTCAAAGGGCACAGTCCGTAAGGACCTAGTAAGAGAGCTTGCCAAGCGTGGCAGGAAAGCGGCTGTATATACTATGAAGCCCTATGATCATAGTGGCCTAATCTCCATCCGTCGAATCTATATGGAGTGTGCAGATGAGTACGAGTTTGCGGCGAAAGTATTTGGAACCTACGCAAATTTTGAGGAGTATCTGAAAGAACCGCGCTTTGTTAAAGGCCCTCATCAAGAGGACAGGTACCAAAACTACCAAGGCCTCACCGAGTGGCGTCGAGAGAAAGAGCTCAAGGATAAGTCATCTGCCAAGAAGCTTCTGTGGCAAAGTGCTAAGAAAGGTAGTGTAGCAGCGCAGAAACTTCTCTATGAAGGCGACCGCCAAGCTGGGCGCCCTTCGAGAGAAAAAGTAAATAAAGAAGCAAACCGTCGTGCAGAGGAAGAAAGAATTCTTTCTGAAGGATGGGAACGAGTACGCAAGTTAAAGCTTGTAGAGGGTAATGGCTAACACATATCACCAGCAATCAATTATTGACGAGTGCGAGAATAACCTCTACGCATTCGCCACATATTTGAACCCATACTATATGTATGGGGACATCCACGAAGAAGTATTTTCGTGGCTTGGTGATGGTGACTCTGCCCTAAGGCAATTGCTACTACTTCCACGGGGCCACCTCAAGTCCCATTGTATCGCAGTCTTCTGCGTGTGGAAGGTAACGTACGAACCTTGGACCACGATTGTTTACCTGTCATCGCAGGACGACTTGGCTAAAGCACAGCTTTACGCCATGAAGACTATGATGCAAAGTAACAGATATAAAATCTTGTGGCCTGAGATGTTCAGTGAGGAGAAGGGCGAAAAAGGTACGTGGTCAGCTTACGCATTTGATGTCGACCATCCGGCCCGAAAGGATCGTGGCATCAGAGACCATACTGTTCTTGTCAAGACCGTAAAGTCCAACGCCCAGGGTTTGCACTGTGATGGCCTAGTCGGAGACGACGTGGTAGTCCCGCAGTTCGCGGACACTGAAGTTGGTCGTAAGGAATTGTCAAACAGCCTCGGCTACTTCTCCTCGATTCTTAACCCTGGCGGTTGGATGAAATATGTAGGGACTCGGTACCACCCGAGGGACGCCTACGATTCTATGATCAAAGCCAAGGTACAAATCTGGGACAGTGAGAAGCAAGACTATGTCGGAGAAAGACCTGTATGGGATGTCAAGGAGAGAGTTGTCGAAAGCTCGCCGGACCGCTCAGGAACAGGACAATTCCTGTGGCCTAAGACCGAGTCTCCTCTCGATCCCGGAAAGTCCTACGGATTCGACATTGAAGAACTTGCAAAAATTAGGGCAGACTATGTCTCTCATGGGAGCCTCACCCATTACTATGCCCAGTACTACAATGATCCGAACGATGTTGGAACGCAGCGAATAGATCGAGGCCTCTTTCAATACTACGACCGTAAGCATATCACAATAGATGGTACTACTGTGAAGCATAGGAACAATCGACTGAACGTAACCTGTGCGATGGACGTAGCTTGGAGTGAGAGTTCTGGAGCAGACTACACAGCCATCGCTGTAATTGGTGTAGACAGTGAAGGGTTTATTTACGTCCTAGACCTCATCAGGTTTAAGACTAGTAAGTTCCAAGAGTACTACGATGCAGCCGTAAGCCTCCAGCAACAATGGGGTTTCCGGAAGATGCTAGTCGAATCCAACGCAGGGGGTAACTTTGTTGCCCAAGAAATCGAAGCCCTCGTCCGTCGAAACGGCGGTAACTTGGTTGTAGATCGTAGGCCATCCACGTGGCGGCAAGGCAGTAAGCAAGAAAAATGGGCAGCTATTCTAGAGCCCCGTTACGAATCGAGAACGATTTATCACTTCAAAGGTGGTGTAACACCTTACTACGAAGAAGAAGTTCTTACTGCCAAGCCGAGACACGATGACCTTAAGGATGCTGTAACAGCAGCTATCTCTATCTCTAAGCCTCCGGCGGCTCGGAAGATCATTGACTACGATGAAATAAATAATAATGTCGTATCTCTTAACAAGAGGTTCGGTGGACGAAGAAGGATTAAACATGCTTAAGCAGGAACAATAATGTCCGGAGCTGAGACGATAGACATCGACATCATCTTCCCCGAAGGAGATGACCTAGCAAGACAAGTAACTAGCCTCTGGGAGCAGTGGAAGCATGGTCGGGCTGATTGGAGAGATCGGGTAGAAGAGGTCCGTAAGTATCTTTACGCCACCTCCACTCGTGAGACTGCTAATATTCAGAACGATCACGAGCACACCACTCATACCCCTAAGCTGACTCAGATCAGGGATAACCTTGAAGCCAACTATATGGCAGCAATGTTCCCCTCTGATGACTGGCTTCGGTTTGATGGACAAGACGCTAAGGCGGAAATCTTTGAGAAGAAGCGCATTATCCTTGGTTACATCAACACCAAGAATAAGTTGAACAACTTCTACAATATCGTTAACGAGCTTGTCCGTGACTGGATTGACACGGGTAACTGTTTTGGCGGAGTTACCTACGTAAGGGAATTCCATACCGACCCAGAGACTGGTGAGGTAGTAGCTGGGTACATCGGGCCGGAAGTCTTCCGTATTAGCCCAGATGATATTGTGTTCAACGCCTTCGCTTCAGACTTCGAAAGCACTCCTAAGATCGTCCGTAGCCTTAAGACAATGGGCGAACTTCATAGGGACGCTGAAGAGAATCCAGAGCTAGGGTACTCTATGGATATTATTGACAAGGTCAAGAAATCCCGTGAGATGCTCCTAGAGTTCTCTGACACCACCGTTGATAAGCACCTGCAGTTTACCTTTGACGGGTTTGGGTCTCCCAGCCAGTATTACCGTTCCGGGTTTGTAGAAATCCTCGAACTCTATGGGGACATCTACGACACATACCACAACGAGTGGATGAAGAATCGTGTGGTCACTGTGGTAGACCGGACTTGGGTCGTTCGTAATGAACCCCTTAATACCTGGTCTGGTAAGCCCAACATTTTCCACTGCCCCTGGAGAAGTCGTCCTGACAACCTCTGGGGCATGGGGCCTCTCGACAATCTGGTTGGTATGCAGTACTATATCAACCACCTCGAGAACGCAAGAGCAGACGCATTCGACCAAATGATCGACCCTGACCGTAGAATCTACGGGGATGTCGAGGTAGAAATACGTGGTGCTGCAGTTGACTACTACATCGCCGAGGGAGGTGACGTAGCGTACCTGGCCCCAGATACCACCGTGCTGAATGCAGACTTCGCTATCCAGCGGAAAGAAGCACAGATGGAAGAGTATGCTGGTGCACCCCGCGAAGCTATGGGCATCAGGACTCCTGGTGAGAAGACAGCGTTTGAAGTAGCTGAGCTACAGAACGCAGCATCCCGTATCTTCCAAAGCAAAGTAACTGTCTTCGAGACGGTGTTCCTTGAGCGCATTGTTAATGCTGAGATTGAGGTAGCGAGACAAAACCTTGACACGGCGGATATCGTCAAAGTAGTAGACGATGACTATGCCGTATCTGAGTTCTTGGAAATTACTGTGGATGATCTCCGTAGTAACGGCAAGCTCATCCCTGTTGGCGGACGACACTTCGCTCGACAAGCACAGCTTGCACAAAACCTAATTCAGTTTACATCTGCTATGCAACAAGACCCACTCCTTGCTCAACACTTCCCCTCCGAGCGGCTTGCTAAAGCCTGGGAAGACCTGCTTGGATTCAAGCGGCTTGAACTCTTCGAAAGATTCGGACGAGTGGAAGAAGAGCTTGAGATGGCAAGAATGCAAAGCGCAGCTCAAGATCAACTCCAAGTTGAACAGTCTATCTTCCCTGAAGATGAACTCCCTGAAGGAGCCCCTGAGGGCCCTGCAGCAGAAGAAGACTTCCCCGCTGAAGTTCCTGTTGAAGAGGAGGCTCTCTAATGAGGATGAACGCAAGGCTGATCAAAGGTCTTGATAAAGAAGACATAGATAAGTTCGAAAAGAGCTACAACGTTTCAAAAAAAATTCTGCTGAAGATAAGGGCAGAGATTGTCAAACAGATTGAAGCTTCGTATATCGAAGAAGAACATCTGGAAGAAGTCTCCGCTACTACTTTGGCAAGGACTCTCGGATACCGACGGGGGTTGCGAGAAGTCCTGACATACTTACCCGAGGAGTAACAATGACCGATCTGACCTTTAAATCCGGCGACCCCGGAACTGCACCTGATAAAGACGGTGCCGATGGCAACCAGGATGCCGACACCACTACTACGTTTTCCACTGGCGACTCCAAGAATAACGATAGAGTAGGTGGATTAACTCGCGAAGAAATCGAGCAACTTCTCAAGCGTGATCAAAATGCTCAACGATTCATCGACCAGCTCAAATCTGAAAGGAAGACTGATCGTGAACGAATCCAAGAGATGGAACAACGCTTGTCGGAATCTACTCAGTTCGACGATGTAATCGAAAGGATGCACGACACCAGAACCACAGACGAGAAGTCGACAACTTCTGTTGACGTGGATGAACTGGTAACAGCCACTGAGCGCAGGATTATGGAATCCCTTACGTCACGTGAGCGCGAGCAAAAAGAACGAGAGAACTTTAACAAGGCAGTTGAAGACCTCCGCTCTAGCTACGGTGAAAGCTTTGGTCAACGAATTGAAGAGAGAGCTACACAGCTTAATCTTCCCATCGAAGAGATGGATCGTTTGGCTAAGACCTCCCCCGAAGCATTGGTCGAACTCGTACGTGGCTCCCAAAATAAGGGACCAATGCCTACGCACAGTACAACTAAAACTAACGTTGCTTCCCAGCAGCCCCAAGATTCACTCTCGTACTTTGAGAAAGTGCGTGTTGAAAACCCGAAGGAGTTTTACTCCCCCGAGTTCCAAGCACGCTACAACCAAGTGATTCTTGATAAAGCTAGGAAGGAAGGACGAATTAACTAAATAAGGATATTACCCAATGGCAATTAACTCCACTTGGGGTAATGACCATTTCCACCGGAACGAGATTTTCAATGCTCGTCTGAAGGAAGCGTTTCGCCACGAAACGTTCGCGCAACAGTGGGTCAACTGGATTGGTGACTTCACTGACGGCTCGAACTACAAGATCAACTCGATCGGGGAACTGACGATTGATCAAATGGCGGAAGCTACCGCACTTCCGGACCGTCGTCCTGACTCTGGCCAGTTTGTCTTCAACATCAACGAATTCGTTGGTTTGAAGGTTCCGTTTACGGACGTCTTCTTTGAAGATGATTTCATGGCTAATCAGGTTATGGCAATTATGCCAGATCGGTTCAAGCGCGCTTTCGACGAATACATGGAAACTCGCGTACTCCGCCTCCACCGCGAACAGACCGCCAATGATGCTAACATGATCAACGGCGCTGCTCACCGGTTTGTGGCTAACGGTACGAGTGGAACCATTACTCTGCAAGACATCGCATACGTTCGGTATGCACTCCAAAAAGCTGCTGTCCCCATGGCAGGTCTGATCGGTATCGTCGATCCTAGCTTCGAGTTTGCACTCAATGTTAGCTCGCAAGTTACGACTTCCGACAACCCGCAATGGCAGGGCATCATCGAGTCTGGTATGGGCACCGGCCTCCGCTTCGTTCGTAACATCTACGGCATTGACTTCTACGTAAGTGAATACCTGGATACGATCGACACGGCAGAAGCTGCTCTGACGGATTACGAAGGTAACACCACGGCAGGCGCTGTTGGCATGAAGGCTAACGTCTTCTTCTCGACTGCCTCCATGATGGACCTTCCGTATATTGGCGCATGGCGTCGTCAACCCAGCATCAAGAGCTGGCGTGACGAGTCCAAAGAGATCGAATATCATCAGATGTCCGCTCGCTTTGGTCTTTCCATGTACCGTCCGGAAAACCACGTCACGGTTCTGTCGAGCACTACGCTCGCAGCAGCTAGCTAATAGGTGAGGAATAAATAATGGCACGTCAAGCAACTTGGGTTAATGAGGACGGCCTCGAGGTCGGCTTCGGCACCCGCGACTCCAAAAACCCGCACCTGGCTACTGTTCAGACCGAAGGCAATGTTGAAATTGCTTCCGTGGTCTTGGACTACGATGACCTCCCCGCTGCTGCAGGCACTGCACCAAGCGCCAAGGACTTCGGTGTTCCGGGAGACTCGGTTATCACTCGCGCTTACCTGCGTGTGACGACTGCGTTTACTTCCGGTGGCACCACGACCTTGACGGTTGGCTTTGTCAACTCGGCTGGTACGGCAATCGACCAAGATGGTCTGGATGCTGCTATTGCAAAAGCGGCCCTCTCTGCTGACGCAGTGATTGAAATGGACGGCGCCCTTATCGGTGATAACATCGGTTCGGCTGACGGTTACATTTCCACTTCGACTGGCAGCGGTCCGTGGACTGCGGGTCAGGCAGTACTGACGATTGAGTATGTGCGTCCCATGCCGGGAAGCACGCCTCAAGACCCGATTGACGGGATTGTTGGTAGCCTGTAAGGCGTAATAACTGGGGGCTCTTAACGGGGCCCCTAGTTTTACCTAGAGAATTTAAATGACTATCCTACATACAGCTTTAACAAGTGCACAGGTTCATGAACCAAAGCACATTACTGGCGCAACCACAGCTGACGCTGGCAAGGTTATCACACCTTCAGAGTCGGCCTCTGGAGCTTCGGTCCTCAGAAAACTGACTGAAGCAGATATTGACAATCGTATTACAGAGCTATCCGCTCGTATTGATGATATCTCTACGGCTGGTAATGTGTATGTGGTGTCCCCCTTTACAGGGACGATCACACGTATGCAACTAGTTCTGTTTGATGCAATTGCTACTGCTGATGCGACAGTCACGATTAGGGTGGGGGTAACTGATGTTACCTCTATTCTTGTAGAGTATGATGGCTCGGCTGCAGGGGATACATACACAGTCTCCCCAACAGTAGACAACGAGGTCACTGACAGCCAAGCCATTCGCATTAGAACCGATGGGGCATCTGACAATTCAGTAAGTGCTATGGTTCTACTGACAATCGTAAGGGATTGACATGGCAAGAAACAGGATGACGTTGCTTAAGATTGTCCAACTCACGTTGGATGCTCTCGGCAGTACTCCGGTAAACTCTATTTCGGACTCCGTTGAAGCAACACAAATCGCTGAAGAGGCGAGGGTAACCTACTACGATCTTATGGATCGTGATGAGTGGCCCCACCTTATCGGTACCATCCAATTAGAATCAGTTAGCGACAGTAATCGTCCTAACTACCTGAAGATACCACAGGATGTGACTCGAATCCATGACGTACGGTACGAGGCTACCCAACTGGGTGACCCCTCTACTACCGACAGACAGATCGAGTACCTCACTCCTAAAGGTTTCCTGAACCTAGTTCAAAAATCACGTGGCTCTAACCAAGATAATGTAATCCAGGTTACGGACTTTGGTGGCTTCGACTACTATGTAATCGACGATACCCCTCCGATGTACTGGACTTCTTTTGATGATGAGCACGTAGTCTTCGACTCGTATGACTCTGCACAAGAAGTCACTATGAGCGGAAGTAAGTCTACTATCAGGGCAAAGATTCTTTCTGATTGGACTACTGCAGACGGTTTCATTCCTGACATGCCCGATAACATGTTTGGGACCTTTCTCGCTGAGGTAAGAGCTTCAGCACACATGTTCCTAAAGCAAACCCCGTCTCCAAAAGACGAGCAACGGGCACGCCGTGGGATCGCAAAACTTAGACGACAAGCAGCAAAAGTGAGTGAATATGATGGACGAGCGCGCTATGGAAGAAAACGTTACAGAACCTATGGAAGCCAAGACGGCGTCCGAGGAAGCATCAACGCAGCACTCTGGCCGTAAGGAAGAGTTGGAAGCAGCACTTGATGCAGCTTCTAAGTACGAAGACATCGCTTCCGTGAAGGAAGATGTAGCAGAGGACGTAGAAGTCCAGGAAGAAGATAGCGATGAGCCTCAGGGCACCGTCGTAGGCGTCTCCAGTAATGGTAAGAAGATGATCGCCAAGCCAGATAGTGTCTATGCAGGCTACGTCCTGTGCTGGGCAGATGGCGGCGTCATGCCTAAGGAACTGGACGGTCGCTGGACTAACGTAGAAAAAGCACGTACTGCCGCAACTACCTACCTCAACAGTAAGTAATAACTATGGCCGTCCAAGGGTCCATTACAAAGAACTATCTAACCTTCGTAGCCGGGTTGATCACAGAAGCCAGTCCTCTTACGTTCCCAGAGAACGCAGCTAAGGACCTGGACAATGTGGACCTCCGTCGCGACGGTAGTATTTACCGACGTCTGGGGTTGACTCAGGATTTTGCTGAGTTTTCCACGCTGTCTTTTGATAGAGCAGATATAGAGAATTGGTACATCTCTACTTTTGTATGGAAATCTGTTGATGGCGATGGAAGCAGAAGCTTTGCTGTTATCCAAGTAGGCCCCAACCTGATCTTCCACAACTTTGTGGACGATGAAAATATTTCTTCTGCCGTAGGTTATATCGACTTTACACTGGCAGGTATTCGTGATGACTTCGCGTCCTACCCAGTTAAGATGACTCAGGGTAGAGGGAAGCTTTACGTGGCCAATAAACTAATGAACCCCTTTGCGGTAGAGTTTAATTCTGATGGCCTCTCGTTTACTGGTATACCCCTAACCATGCAAATTAGGGATATAGACGGGCTAAACGAACGAGAAGATACTACCCCTATTCTTACTGGCAATTCAGCCACCCCACCGGTACCTACTGCGGTACCGAGGGTAGAGTTCGACCTGCCATTTACTAGTTTGGTTTAACATGAGTGATCTGATTACAAATAGGCCCTCCCAGCTTACGGCCATGCACAATTACAACCTCCGTAACCAAGGCTGGCCCAGGACTCTCACGTGTGTGCGATCCTTGTCTGACCGAGGTGAAGAGGCTGATCCAGTTGCATACACAAAAGAAGTAGCAAACATCTACCCTTCCAACGCAGATGTGGTGTACGCAGCTAAAGCGAGCACAGCTAAAAGGCATTCGGCTATTGGAGCCTACGCCCCTACTGAGTTGAAGAAAGCAGTGTTTGGTAATACTCCTGCTGGTAAAGGACACTACATTCTCCCTGCTTTCGACAGGAACAGGAGTTTGATTAGCGGGATAGCGGGTTTATACAATCAATCTCGAGATAAAGATAGGTATCGCCCTACTTCTGTAGAGTTTTTCTCTGGTCGCGTATTCTTTTTGATGCCAGATGGAAAAATACTGTACTCCCAGACTATTGAGGACAGGGACTTCTCCACTTCCGAAAAGTGCTACCAGGAAGCTGACCCTACTGCAGAAGATATTAATGAGCTGGTCGCCACAGATGGCGGCACCATGGTAATCCAGGAAGTTGGGGAAGCCTACAAGCTTACCTCGACCGGAACAGAGTTACTACTGTTTGCAGACAATGGCGTGTGGTCCGTCTCCGGATCGGATCAATCGAACTTTAAATCCACAGACTTTAGGGTACGGCGGATTACAAACATTGGTGTGACTGGCGTAGACACTGTCATTACAGCAGAGAGCAATGTTATCTACTGGGGGCAAGGTGGTATCTACATCCTGTCGTCCGACCAAGTAACTGGTGACCTGCAAGCTCAGAACATATCTGAACAAACTATCCAAGAGTTCTACAACAACATCCTACCTGGGGCTCGTGCAAGCGCTAAGGGCTTCTATGATGAGCGTGAACGCAAAGTCATGTGGATGTATAATGATACTGCTGGGTACGACGGTGTCTCTTTTAAAAATAAGTACAATAGGATACTGTTCTTTGATGTAGTACGTGGGTCTTTCTACACCTACACAGTAGAGTTCCAAGACCAGATTCCATACATGACTTCTCTTCTTCAGAAGGAAGCTACTGGGAATAGGGTAGTACCCAAAGATGTTATTCTTACTACTGACTTCCCAACTGGTACGTTTGTTACTACCTGGACTCTCGTCGACTTTGGTGCCCTTGAGGACCTTCAAATAGAACTTCCTATCGTTGGAGTTAGCCCGCTTAATTTTTCAGTAGACTGGGGTGATGGTACTCAGGAAATAATTACCAGTTCTGCCGGTAGGTTCCATACGTACTCAGCGGCCGGTACTTACACAGTAACTATTGGTGGAACCATGCCTAAATGGGACTTCGGCTACGGCAGTGCAAGCTTTAATAATGTTAAGATTAGGTCTGTCGAGCAGTGGGGCAATATTGAGTGGGGCGCGGACCTTGGTACGTTCATGGTGGATTGCCAGAACATAGTGTTTAATGCGCCAGATGTCCCTGATTTCTCTAATGTCACCGACCTCAATTTCGCTTTCGCAGGTTGTGTAAACATTACGTCCTTCCCACCAGTCGATGTCTCGAATGTAACTAACTTCAACGGGACTTGGCGAGATTGTAGTAGTCTTACTGTTATACCAGCTAGTCTCGACTTCAGTTCTGGCACCACATTTAACGACACTTGGAGGAGATCAGGGATCACCTCTTTCCCAACATTTAATTTCTCTTCTGCCACTACTATGGACTTTGCATGGGCACAGTGCGATTCGTTAGTAAACATGTCGTCCCAGCCTAGTACTACGAATGTTACTAGTTTTGCGGCAGCTTGGGCTGGGTGTCATAGTTTGAAAAATCTCTCTGTAAACATGACATCCGTGACTGACATCAGGGAGTTGCGAGACGGTCCGTATACAAAACCAGTCAGCGGTCCCACTGCTTTGGAGACATTGCTCTTTACAGGGTTGACTAATAATACTGGCATCACTGGGGATGGTCTCTTTCTGCTAAGCCTTGGGCTTAGTGATACAGCTTTGAACCAGTTCTTTGCTGCCCTAGGTACTAATACTACCACTAACACCACCCTCTACATAGCAGGGAACCCTGGTGCAGCCACTTCCGACCATTCCATAGCCAACAATAAAGGTTGGCTTGTTGACGATAATTTTGGGGCCTGATCAGTGGGTACAATTAATGTCTTTCACGCCGACGACCAAGTAATTGTAAACGTCTTAGAGTCTATCTTTAGCGAGCTCAGTGTAAAAGTACTCAACTTCAAAGAGACTTCTACAGATGTTTTTCAGTATAACTTTGCAGATTTTAAAAGCCGTACTTTCAAGGATTGGGTCCAAGAAGATGGTGGTATAAACTACCAAAGTTTTCTAGAAACAGGACATGACTTGCTCGAAGACCCAATCACTATTAAGTATGGTAACTACCTGTACGCATTCTTCTTGAGGACAGAAGATGGGTTTGATGATGACCTTAACGCCATGAACCAGAGCTCTTGTCTCTACCGTGCCAAGTGGCACTGGAGTGACAGCGAGGCTAGTGGTAAGTGGTCTCAACAAGAACAACTTTACAAACTAAGCCGTCCGTTCTTGCCAGCAAGCGTTAATGATCCCTTTGACTATGGGTTTGAAGTAATCGAAACTCGTAGTAAAATGCGCGGGGAAGGCAGAGCCTTATCAATAAGATTCGACTCAGAGGAAGGAAAGGACTTTAAACTCCTGGGTTGGGCAATTCCATTTACAGGAGCAGCACGATGAATGTAACTTACGCAGTAGAAACCTTTGACGAAGCCTTCGGAGAACTTGGAGAACTGTTTGCAGAGAACCACAAAGAGAGTGGCGTCTTCCCAGACAAGATCGACCTCAATGTTCTGGACGACTTTTACGAGTGGTCTAGTGAGAATGGTAACGTAAGGTTTCATATCGCACGAGATGATGGGAAGGTAGTTGGATACACCGTCACGTTCATTGGAAACCACCCTCATTACCAAGACAAAGTCTTCGCTACAAATGATGTCTTGTATATCACACCCGATTATCGTAAGACATCTGTGGCTAAAGACTTGATTGAGTTTGTAGAAAAAGATATGAAAGATACTGGTGTGGATGTAATGTCTTTCCACACTAAGTGTGACAACCCCTGTAGAAAACTAATGGAAAGTGTTGGCTTTAAAGAAGATGAAATCCAATACTTTAAGTACATAAAGGACTAATATCAAATGTCAGGCGTCCCTGCAGTATTAGCAGCAGTAACGGCTATCTCCGCTATCGGCGGCGGTGTCGCAACTGCCGTGGCCTCTAAGAAGAGGAATAAAGCTGAGTCCCGTGCTCGGAAGATCGAGCAAGCAGCAGCATCCCTGGAGAACCAACGTCGCATACGCAGGGCAATTGCTCAACGACGTATTCAAGAAGCTGAGATTCAGTCCCTTGGGGTTGATCAAGGCGTTCAAGGAAGCTCTTCCATAGCAGGTGCCAGGTCTTCTCTTGTCACTCAGACAGGTGCCAACATCGGTGCAGCTCGGACACAGTTCGGTGCTGAGCAAGGGCGTGCTAACGTTCTAGCCAGTGGCTACCGTAAAGGTGCTAAGTATGATAGCTTCGGCTCTATCCTTGGCAGTGTTGGTCAAGCTTCTCAAGGCCTTGGTGGTTTCATAGAAAGGAATCCTGACGCCACACTTAAAGATTTCCTTCCAACCTTTGGACGTAGATAATGAGCGATCCCCGCGAACTCCTTCAAAGGATTCGAGAGAGTAACTACGAAGACGAAGACGCTATCAACGAACTCAGGAAGCTGTCTGGGGGCGATCTCCCTCGTCCTGCAGAAACCCAGATAGACGCAGCGTCTCGTAGGAAGGGCGGAGCACCAAGCCTCTCCAGGGAGCCTGAGAGCCCCTCACAGGGCGATGACCTCTCCCTGGTAGACATCCCTAACATCGAACCGCGGCTCTCCTTCGAAGGACGCACAGGCCCTAATAAGAGCAAGGTCAACTTCGAACAGCCGCCTATTACTAAACGAAAGCCCGTGATGCAAGAGCTGATGGCTCGTCATCTCGCGGCCACTGAAGCATTTATAAGAGGTGATAATGAACCTTCTGAAACGTCTCAAAGAATTCTGGAAGAGCTTGAACGTGATGGGTCAAGCGAAGAAATTTCTAAATCGGTTGCTGAAGTTGATCGAGTGGATCAAGAACAAGCTCTTGAAACTGCTCGGGAAATTGCAACGGACCCTTCGGTTCCTGTCGATCGCAAAATCCATAGTCTCGAAAGCGTCATCCAAGGCGCAAAGACTGGCCAAGAAGTTGAAACAAAGCTAACGGACTATCTCCGACGGGCAGTCCTGCAAAAGCTTGAGGCTTCCGGCGGACAGGATCGTGTGGCTAATCAGAACGTTCTTGAGTCCATGCGTGAGCATATCTGGTACACACAGGAATGGGCAGAAATCCTTGCCGGCCTTGAGGGCCTCAACGAAGGAGCCTGGGGCCAAGTCAGGGATATCACTCAGATTGGTTTGATGCCAGGCTTTGCGCAGCAGTACCGTAAGGTACATGAGGCAGCCTTCCCTGGGACAAGTAATCTTCTTCATACTGGCCTTGGCGGCGAGATGATTAAGATGACGAATGACATGCTCAACGAGCTGCCTGTCAAGGAACGTCTGGAAAAACTACAAGTCATGCTCGGAGCTATCAACCAGAATGAGTTCTGGGGCATAGAGAATGACGTGATGAAGTTCTTCCTGATCCAGGAAATCTTCCCCGACCCTCTGATTACAGATGGAGAGCTCGAGACAGAGCGTGTACTAGTCAACGTATTCAGTGTACTTGATGCCTTGGCCTTTATCAGCCCTATTGTAACGGTAAGTCGTACTGCTCAGAAGCTGTTTAAGGGGGCCAAGCAAGCTAGGGCCACACGTAGGCAGATCAGGTCTATCTCTGACAGGTTCCAGGTATCTCCTGAGATGGCTCAGACCATGGTAAACGATAAGATGACCAACATCTTACTTCGTCTTGATAACTTGGAAGGGGATTACCCACGTAACCATCCCCTTTCTGTTATGGAATCTGTGGCCCCTAGCCAAGCATCTAAGGAAATCGAGAAAATACTGGATGATGATACCCGTGAGCTGGCTGAAGAGCTTAACATTGACTATGATATCCTCCTTAACCAGCACGTACTGCCTAAGTCTGCTGTTAGAGAGGAGATCAGTGGCCACGTAAGCCTTCCGCTCGGAAGGTCTTTGACAGATCGTAAGAATGAGCTGGAGATCGCAGCTGCTCAGCTGGAATACAACCCTGTTTCTGCAGGGCACTTTGCAGCTGAGGTAAAATCAGCACAAAACATGCATATGCTCCGCATCAAAGAGATGACGGAAGATATGAACTTGTCTCATTTAAACAAAAGCCAAATCTCCCCTCTGCAAGATGGCTCCGGATGGTATATATCTCATATCGTAGGACGTGACGCCAACAGAGGGTGGAACACAGTAGAAGATGCACGTAAGGCAGCACAAAGGTACGATGAAGTAACCGTCCAAGGCATGCCTTATCAAGTACTTGCACGCCATCCGAGGAAAGGTACCTACGTTTCTCTCGATGAGTTCAAGGCTTACGAAAAAGATGTAATGAAGAATGCCCCTAAAGGCCTCCGTGTAACTAGCATCAAAACTGACTACATCTTGAAGATGGACTACAAGCATCTGTATGATTCTGCAGACGCACTAGCTCAATCTCAGTTGAAAGGTGATACCTTCATTAGGGCAGACGGCCTTACTGGAATATGGGCAAGGTTTACTCACAAGGCTGGGTACCTGACAAGTACTATCATGAGAGCTGGGACAACGGCTGTTGATATTGCACAGTCTCATCTTCAAGCATACCGTAGGATTCTCCGCCCCGTAACCGATCTTAACGCAGAGCAGCAGCATCAGCTCAGCAAGCTCTTGCAAGAAGATAACGGCAAGCATCCGTGGAGGAACATGGCCCAGCTTAAGAGAAGGTGGGGCCACCGCAAGGACTTTGACAAACTAGTCCTAGCCTACGACTCCGCTCGGATCATCGCTAAGCAGATGTATAGGACTCAGGATAAGAATGTTGCTTCGAAGCTCAGGTCCGAAGGAAACAGGGTAATCAAGTTCGCAAGAGGACTCCCGCCTGGCCTGTCTGCAGACAACCGATTGATTGGCAAGCCTATACAAGGAGTGCCTCGCACGTTTACAGGGGATGTCCCGCGTAAAGTTTGGGACCCAGAGACCGGTCAAATGGTAGCCATGACCCCTGAGATGGCAAAGAAGATCGTAGACGACGGTGGGCAGTTTCTCAAGTTCAATTACCCCATGCGTCTTCTGAGAGGTAGTGGCATCTACGACGATGTCAACTTTACTTTCAAGAGGATTGACAGCGACGCTATCGAACTCAACCGGATACCCGAACGTGGCGTACTGAGAGAGTTGGATTCCTATGTACCTCAAGTCCATGAAGCCCCTTGGGTTGTAGGTAAAGTCATTCGTACCCAAGTGGACGGTGGGCCTATGACGGAAAAGTTCATTCCTCTGTATTCAGCATCCAACAAAGGCGAGGCTGAGCTCCTTATCAAGGATGGCACCTCTCCCGATTCGAAGTTGGAAATGCGGTCTGGTAGGGATTCCACGGTAGCTAGGGCGTTCGCTAATGAACAGTCCCTCGAAACCTTTGACGCTACTGGTCGCCTGTTCACATCCCCACGTAGTGAGAGGGGCTTGCCGGGCATCAATGGTCGGACTAACCTGATTAACCCAATCGAAGCATTAGAGATTGGTATTCAGAAAGCAGCTCGTGATGAAATCCTGCTCCCGATTATCAACAAGCTTGTGGCTAACTGGGAGAAGAGCTTCGGCAAGAAGTTTGGGGTGGTCGATAGGAACGGCCAGCCAGGCAAGATGCCAATGGCTCAGCGTGGATGGCTTGGCGGTGACAACACTCTCGCTAGGCCTACAAACCCGGATGACTTGGCAGAGTGGAAAGACGCTGTAGCCTTTAGGGACCACATTATGCAGCTTCTCGGTGGCAGTGAGCCTGCTTTCCGTAAGATGTGGAACGAAAGGGTGGACATGTTTTCGGACTATCTCACCACGTCCTTCCGCAACGATACTATGTGGCAGCTCTCTGATGGATTCCGCAGAACTTTCAAAGATGCTGACCCTGTTGGTATCTCGAAAGCCTTGGCGTTCGTTCGTTGGATTGTATTCAACCCACTGCGTCAGCTTTTACTCCAGTTTAACCAGAACTCTCTGTATCTCGGGCTCGATGGGTTCGGTGAATACGCTAAGTCTGGTAAGCTCTTCCTTGAGTACAATGGCCTGGCTATTGGTATCAATTCTAGGAGAACCAAGGCCTGGGATAAAATCCTAGACATGGTCCCCCAGAAGATGGGGATGACTAAAGAAGAGTACACCGACTACATTGACTCTTACATCAAGACAGGGCTTCCTATCGTAGACTCCCATACCTACGCCAACATCATGTCCCTGCCCTCTGAAATTATCCAAGGTTCTGACGCACCCTCTGCTCTGCAACAATCTAAGTTCTGGGCAAACAGGAACCTGAAGAGTTCCTTGAGGTTCGTCAGGAAGATTGGTTTTGATACCGGCGAGCAAGCCCACCTGTTGACTTCGTTCAACCTGGCTCGTAATCGTTGGATGAAACAGAACCCAGAAAAAGCACACCTCTGGTCCACCGAAGGCTTGCAAGATATCGCTATGCAAGCAAGGACCTGGGCACTTGATATGAACCAAGCTGGTGCCATGGACTTCCAGAAAGGTACCTTGGGCTTGATGTTCCAGTTCATGAGCCACATGACCAAAAGTCTTCAGATGGTCCTTCCTTCTGAGAAGATTGGGTTGCCAGGTATTGGACAGGTTAAGCTTCCTAAAGGGTATAAGAATACAGTAGGCAAGCTTTCCAACAAGCAGGTAAGTGATCTAGAGAAAGACCGTATCCGTACCACACAGTTCATGCTGTATGGTGCTGGCGGCTTTGGTCTGGTACAGGCTTACCAGAGTGCAATCTCGGACATGGGCATTGATCCGCCTGAAGAGGTCAACATGGGTGTTGAAGAAGGCCTTGTTGGCACGGCACTTAATCTGTGGATCAGGTCTGGGGACGAAGATACCCAACAGAACATTGACTTCGAACAAGAGACTGCTTCGAGCAGAGTACGCTTTAGTGAACAGTACGGGCCTTTCGCAGGTACGTGGGGCGGCATGCCAGTGATTGGCGGCGAAGCCACCAACCCCCTTGCTAAGGTTGTCAACAGCGTTCTCCTCTCCAATGAGAGGTTGTATGAGATCGTAGGCCACGCTGCTTTGCCAGTCTACTCTGATATCGGCAAAGCACTGAAGTTTACTGGTACTATCATGGGGTTCAACACCAAGTTCAACCGCTTGGAAGACCTGGATATTACAGAGCCACATCGTGTGGCACTATTGGTTGACGAGTGGGCCAGGCTGATGCCCGTCTACAATAACTTCGCTAAGATGCGTGCTGGTATGCAGGCAAACGCTGTCATCTCTAACAGTAATAACGAAGTTGTGAGGGCGACGTTCCGTGAACTCCTGGCTAAAGGGCTTCTAGGGACGCCACTGGCCAGGGAAGAAGATACCCGTAGCCTCCTTATGGAGCTGACTGGTGTCAGGGCTCTGGAAGAAGACCCAATCACTAGCGACCTAGATGATATCGCCAATACATACTATGACACTATCCTTACTGTCCTTCGTAGGACCGGGGGGGATAGCCTTGTACATGGCGGTGTGATTGACGAGGAAAAAGCTCTTGATATGGTAGAGAACAACACATCTTATCTTAAGTTCATTCTTAACGAAGATGAATACCACTACGTAATCAATAAATTCCGTGACGCTGTGTACAGCGATGTAAACGACAGGTTTGAGCCTCGTCTAGTCGAAGAGATCATGCGTCTCTATGCCTCTGGCGGAGCTCCTGAAGGGTTCCTCGACAGAGTTAGGGTAATGGCAGACTTCGATGGGAAGAAAGAGTTGATTGAACTTGTAGAAGATGTCATGGAAGAGTACAACCAAGAAACCTCCTATGAGCACCTAGGACCAGAATATAATTTAGGAACAGAGTAATGGCAGAATTTCGTCAACAAGGACCTGAGGTACAGCCTGTAAGGCGGGACTTGTCAGGGGCACGCAGGTTCGAAGGAACCGCAGGCTTGGCTGGGGCAGTGCTAGGGTTTCTCCCAGGCTACACTGAGCAGCTCTCTCAGAGTGCTGATAGAGAGTTCGATAATAAAATCGCCTTAGCACTTACTGACCCCAAGGTTACCGGTATCAACCGTGACCCTGAGACAGAAGAGATTGAAATCTCAGCGGCTAAGCTTAAGCGAAGTGACGGACAACGTTCGCTGCATAACCAGTCACGTGTACGTGCTACTGTGGAAGCCCGCCGTCTGGCAGAAAAGTACCCTCATCGGGCAGCCGAAGTATTCCAGAAGTTTGGCCTGATGACTGGGCAACCTATCCTGGCAGCAGCTAGGGATATTGAAGAGGAAGCTCGTCGCCCTATCTTGGAGCAACAGGCCCAGGTAGACCAGTGGTCTTTGGCCGAAGGCATTTCTCTTTCTGTACCTCGTGCAGAGAGGACAGAGCAGTTCATGAATGCCTCTGCACGTATGCAAGAAGCAGCTCAGGCTCGTAGGGAAGTAGAGATTCTACAGAACCAAGGCATCCTTACAAACCACAGGGCACGAAGAACTCTGCAGAAGGAGAGCGGAGCTCTTTACGAGGAGATGTCAGCTCTTGTAACTCAAATAACCAGTGACATTGATCCTGCTAATATCTCAGCAGCTGATGCTACCGAACGGGTAGCTGAATACAGAGGGTTGATTGACTCTCGTATTGACGAAGTGATCGAGTCTTACGACGGCCACATCACACGGCAGGAAGCGGAGCAAATCCTAGCTCCGAGTATTCGACTTTTCCAAACAGCCGTCGCCTGGGTTAACGGAGAAACTTCTCTTGCCCACCTGGAGAGCGCTAACAAGTTTCTTCGGGAAGCACATGACAATCAGTGGCTCAACACCCCAGGGTTCCAAGACCTTGAGCGCAGGGCTTCCCTGATCAGGGACTTGCCGGCTAACTGGGGCACCCCGCTAGTCCAAGCCAGGGAAGGTAACGCCTTCTTTAAAGAGTACAAGGCAGTATTGGAAGCTAACCGCAGAGTTAGGAATGGGAACTCTAACCCTATCGCTGATGGCCAAGAAGAAGGTATGTCAGACAGGGAACTTGGCAGACTCACAGAATCTGCTATGAAGTACTTGGCAAGTGTTAGTCAGAACGAGGATGCAAATCCAATCGAGGTGGCTACAGCTACTGAAATGGTTCTCACTGCATACACAAACCAATTCTCAGAAGACCCCTCCAGTGTACCTACTAGCGTATACGACTCTGTTCTCTTTGCTCTTGGTGACTCTCAGGTAGGACCATGGCTCAACGACGTCGGCGCCTTCGGAGAGAATGCTCAGGCCTTCCGTAACTACAGGCGCATGACGCAAAGGTACATGAGAGACATCACGGAAGACGTGGCCTCAGAAGTACAGCGTCTTAGTACAGATCCAAATGTATCCTCCGTAGCGTCTGCCGCTTTCTCCCTCCCGTTTGGTGGGATTAGTACAGTAGGCCGTAGTATCAGGGAGATGACGAGAGGTATCATCGAGTTCGACATCAAGAATGATGGACGTGTGGTAGCCACCCCTGTTAACTCCGGTGACAGGAGGATGTCAGACGCAGCTGACTCGTTTAACGAGAAATACTCTGACCGTTTCGGCATGGTATCCAGGTCACAAGCCCACTTGTTCGGCCTTACTTCTAGCGACGACTATAAGCAAGCGGCTAATAGATTCTTGGATGGAGCAGGCCTTGATACCCCAGACCCAGACACTCTTAACAGTGCTTCGATGGACAGGGCTATTGAGAACCTTCGAGCTCAAGGATTCTCCGAAGAGCAAATTCAAATGGCAGTTGAAGAGTACAGGAACCAACAATAATGGCCTCCCCTAAACTCCTGAAAAGAGCTGTAGACCCCACAGAAGTAACTCGGATTGAGAAGGCGTTAAGTCAGTCTATCAGTCGTCAGCAGAGGATTGGCGAAGAGTCCGACGTTATTACCCAAGAGCTACGGAAGTTCATTGACAGTGAGCAAGGTCAACTTGCTGGTGAAGTCGGTGATCGTGTGGCTAGGGAGAGGGCGTCTGAACCTAAGTTTGATGGTACAGGCCCAAGGCCTCACCAACAACAGCAGCGTCAGCGTCAAGAGACCTTCATAGGTCTTTCTGGTATGAGGTCTCGTGCTGTCAATAACCCTGAAGAAGCAACCAATATCTCCAGGGCCACGGATATGAATGTGGATGGGCATAGTGCCAGGGAAATCTGGGAAGAGACTGGTGTAATCTATGGCCCTGATGGCCACCGTCGCATGGAAATCCCTGACTACGACATGGATTACAACAAGCCTCTGATGGATCACATACTGGTAAATGGGCCAGGGTCTCTCGTTAGACTTGAGGCATTGGTTAAGCATGATGGACTTAGGGAAGTCTACCCTGAAATCTTCTCCACTAGGGTCAGGGTCATTACCCGCCCGGAAAAGTTCATTGCTAGGGTACAGTTTCAGACAGCAGAAGGCAAGCCTGTAATCGAAGTAAATCAAAACTACTTCAAAGAACTCAATGCATACGAACAGAGTGCTGTTGTCATGCATGAGGTACAGCATATTATTCAGAATCTAGAAGGCTTGCCCGCTGGTACTAACCCTAACTTCGAGGCTCTCCGTTACCTGCAGAACAATATCCCTGAAAACTTGTTGGGCCACATTCCTGGTGGACCAGACCCGGCTGGAAGCCTTCTCTCTACTACGAGGAGTATCCTTAATGATCTAGTTAGAGGGGCTGCCGAAAGAGAATTAACCCCTGCTGAACGTCAGGATATGATGAAATACGTTCAGATTGAAAAGCTAGCAGCAAGGGCTATTCAGGAGGGCCGCTCTGCATACTTCCGTAACATCGGTGAGGTGGAAGCGTTTGATGTGGAGAACCGTCTCGAAGCTATGGGGCTCCTCGACGATTTCCCACCTGCCCTTATCCAAGCATTGGAGGAAGACCATCTCGACAAACTATACCAAAGACAAAACGAGGGGCCAGGTATCTCAGAAGCCCGTGGCAGACGCCCAGGCGGACGTACTACAGACCCTCGCAGGCTCCCCTCCCTCCTGCCTAACGGCATCCACTATGACAACAACGGCTTCCCCTTCAAGGTTAAGGACAGGCGCATAGTTCGTATGTCTGACGAGGAGACGGAAGAGGCACTTACAAATGCACCCTTGACTGGGGAAGAGATTGATGAATCTGTCCTGATCCAGAGGGCTAGGCAAGAGAGCCAGGAACGAGCTCGTAAGGCTAGGCAGACCAAGCTGGATAACGAGAAGAAAGCTCGTCAACAGAAAGAGATGGAGGATTTCAAGAACTCCGAAGAGTTCAGGAGACTCCAAGAACAGTCCCTCTCAAGGGTACAACGTGCACGAGAGCAACGGTTTAGGGAGTCTGAAGAGTTCCAAGAGCTGCAACGACAGAACTTGAACCGTAGCAGAACTGCGCTGGGACAAAAGCCAGAAGAAGCTCCAACCCCTCAGTCAGAGCCTACTACTGCCAGTACCCAAAACACTTCGAAGCCAGAAGATAGCTTCGAGAAGAAAAAGAAAGATGCTATCGCAAGGGGTAAGGATAAGAGGGAAGGTAATGTTGAGGAAAGCAAGGAGAGCCTGCTTGCTGGACAGCAAGGGCAGTTCGATGAAGCAAGGCTAGCAGCAGAGAACGAGGTATTCGCTGCTCAACGAGACTCTATCTTCGAGCCTGCCACTATGGCTCAGATGGATGATGTTGCCTTGTTTGAGGACATGCAAGGTTTCCTTGATGAAACCAATGCTCTTGTGGCAGATGGTAAACTACCTGAAGACAGGGCCCAGTCTCTCCTTAATCTCTACCTTGAGAGAGTAGATGCAGCTGGTAAGTCTGACCAGATAGAAGATATGCTGTCCAAGCAGGAGACTACTCCTCAGCAGCAACAGGCACAAGCCCAAGGACGCCCACTGTTCCGTGGACTTAAGCCTAATGGACGCCCACGTGGCTACCCAGGCGAGTTCTACACAGAACTAGAAGGCCTTGCGGGCAGGTACGCCGGTGCAGATGGGTCCATGATCACACGTGAAGAGCTACCAGAGCAGCCCTTTAACGTGGACGCTGTAGCAGACATGCCTCAGGAAGAGCGTATGCAGATGCTGAGTGAGTTCACTGAGTTTATGAAGGCTCGCCATCCGGGTGTCCCTGAGGAAGAGCTCATTGGGCCAGGTCAATCAGACTTTGCCTACCTAGACCGGGTACTTGGAGAGCCTTTCGAGACTGACTTCATCTACCCTACTCAGGATGATGTAGACTTCTTGAGAAGCAAAGGGTATGACTCTGTATTCTTTGGACAAGAGGGTGGAGAAGAAGTGAACAGCTGGTTCATCTTCGATCAGCCTGAAGCTAGGCAGCCTACTCCTCAACAGCAGCCTCAAGCACAAGCTTTTAGGCCTGGTATGGCCACACAAAGAAACGAGTTTGGCGACACAGCCGCAGCATTTAGCACTGTCAATATGACAGAAGACGGTGGCAGTAGGTTCCTCAAACAGATCACTAAAGACCAACTAGAGAGGAATGTTTCCGTCTCGCTTAAGAACCCCATCCGGCTGAAGGACGGGGGCAGGTTGTCTGGATTCACTGATCCGATAACTCAGACTACCATGTATGGGTACAACAAGAACGGAGAGCTATTCACTTGGAGACGAGGAAGTATCGACCCTGAAGAACTTGTATCCTCAAGAGACAACAATAAGACTAGAGACGCTCTCAAAGAGTTCTTAGAGACTCAAAGAAACAAAGGCAATCTCTAACACCTAGGTAAACTCTAGGCAAAAAGAAGCCCCGACTGGAGTGATCCGGCCGGGGCTTTTTCATGTCTATAGTTTCTATTAGCTGTGCTTATCCCATGTCTTAGCAGCTGTGACTAACAGCCATACTACTAGGGGTGCAGGGAGCCCCATGAGTACCAGGCTAGTTATCATCAGCGTTGATCTCTAGCTCGATACTATTCAGTACAATGTTGCCGTCCTCTGGAGAGCTGATCTGCTCACTCCACCAGGTACCAGCGTAGAAGAATGTCCACCGTGTACCATGTGGGTGTTCAATGCACTCGCAACCTTGCGAGTCTAGGAAGCTATAGATTTCGTGGTGATCACTCATGTTAAACCTTTAGTTCTTTAGTCTTAATTCGAATAGACCACTCGTCATTTGTAAGTAGAGTGTCCATCAATTCTTTGAAGGTATCCCTAGAGTTGCTTACTCCTGGTCTACCAGCGATAACACCGTAAGACTTGCCTACTAGAATACAACCTTCAGTGTCTTTCTCCCAGTTACCTGGGTGAATCATGATAAAGGTCCTGTTCGGTACATCACATACCTCCCAACCTTTCTTAAACTCACCGCCACTAGTACGCTTTACGATAGACGATGCGCGGAGACGTAGGTCGTACCTACCATCGGGGATGCAAGAGAGCTTCTTCTTGTTCTCGAACCACCTGTTCTCTAGAGTAAGGCAGTCGTACAGAAGCTCTCCGTCATCCCATACGGACATCTTACCGAACACTCCCCACGGACCGCTGCCAAGCCTTTCAAGGGACACTTCTGTTGCCGGTATATCCCCATGTTCCGGATCATTAACGGCTGCCATGGGCTCGCACAAGGCTTCTTGGAGGTACGTCTGGATAGGTTTAGGGACAAACTGTCGGATTGCTGATTGAAGCATCATTCTTCCTCTTTAATGTATTCCATTATTTCCCTGAAGTCCCTTTCTATATCAGATGAGCCTTGTATTTGTAGCTCTCTGGCTAGCCACACCCCAGCGTAGATAGAGCCGCTCCTAATTTCCCTAGACAGATACATCTGTGCTAGATTAGCGATGCGGCCCTTCTCCGCTTTACGTTTATTCCTCTCATAAGTGAGAGAAACCACGTTACCATCAGAGCCTGTCTGTGATTTTTCCATCGACATCATACAGTACTGGTACGTCAACGTATTTATTCTGGGAGTCAGAGAATACCTGAAGCTTAACCTGCCGGGTTGGCTTCAGTTTCTTTAGCCACGACATCTTGGTCTGCTTGACCCATCGAAGCTTTGTCCTCGCCTTGCTCGTTGCGTTCCACGGCATGCTCTGCCTCCGTTTGCTTTTCTTTACGCTCGATTACGTTGCGGAGAATCTCCAGTGCTTCGTCAAGGACGGATTCGTCTCGATCACTCTCGACAATATCGTCAGCATGCATGTGCACAAGGGTTTCCATAGCGTAGAGAACGTGCTCTACTTCGTTGTGGCTGATTTCGTACATCGTTTCATCCATTTTTTAAGCTCCTTAAGCCATTCAATTGGGATAGTTTTATCGGCGTACTTCCAGGTTACCCCTTTAAATTCGCCTCTGCCTCTGCCCTCACATATATCTGCGTATGTGGTGGTAGAGTTCTTAGATATCTTAGCCTTAGAGTTAGTAAACACAAAGCGGATATCTAATTCCGGGAACTGCTGTCTGATTAGTAGGTGTTTCTTCCTGTCAGCTGCGTTCCATATACCCTTGGTCTCTACTAGAAATAATCCTAGATCAAAGTCAGGGGTGTATACTGCCTTTCTTTCTGGTACTATGTACCTTATCTTGAACTCTTCGTAGGTGAACTTAACACCAAGTAGGCTCAGGCTCTCCGCTGTCTTCTTCTCCAGGCCGCTTCTGTACGTCGCCTTCAGGTGTCTTCTTTGCACCCCTTTCTTTTTTCTCATTAGGTACCTCGACTGTTACGAGGCCTTCGTAGTTACACCACTTACAACCTTCGCAGTCACAAGCAGGGCAGGGATGTAGGACATTACTCATAGTAATCATCTCCGTCTGCTTCAAGTGCTTCTTCCCATCCTTCAGGGAAATTCCACATCTCTTCCATAGATCGTTTCATCCAAAGAAGTCTTCCAGTTTCAAGGAGGAATATTGCTGCGTAGTTACCATAGTATTTCTTATACCAGGTATAGACATGCACAAACATGTCAAGTTCATTATCAAGTTCATCAATCTTCTTGAATGCCCTTGACTTACCGCCTAGCATGTACAAGCCATGGATATTATCGGCTGCATCACCAGTGATAATCTGTTTGTAGAAACTACGTAGGCCATCTACTGGGTCAATCCACCAAGGACCCATCTCTTTCTGGTTGAAAGACTCCCACCTGTAGTGCCACCCAGGCACCATTAGTAGGTCTTTATCCCTGGTGCAAAGCACTGTGTCCGCACTTTCTTTCAGCTTGAGGTGACCGTCTACCGTCTTGAGGATGTCTCTAAGATTAGACCACTGAGTGATGGACAATGCATCGTCTGCTTCCATACCTTCTACGATTATGGAGCCACGTTCTTTAGCTAGATAATCGTAGACTCTCTGGTACCAGTGCGGCTTTTTCTTTTTCTTCCTGTGCTCTTTGTACTCACGAATTGTGGCGATGTCGTAGCGAAAGTTTGACTTATCCTGTGAGGTCAGGTATCCTGTCCAATAGGTAGCTTCAGTCTTGTCAAGGATAACATTGATCCTTTGATCTACCCTCCACCTTACAAGGCCCCAGTCTAGCGGGAACCCTTCAGGGTCTACGCTGCTCCCCATTTCGTAGCACAGAATGTCCATGTCTATCAATGCGTGCATATGAAAACATCCATACAAGTAGGAGGAGGGGCAGAAGAAGCACCCACTTTAACCCAACTTCTGCCTCCTCCCACAGGCCGCTCAAAATGGCAGGCTATCGGAGTTATCAAGGGCAGGTGTCTCTTTCCCCTTGATGTCCCCGCCTTCCAACTGCTTCACCATAGACTCCACTTTGGAGTCGGGGTAGTTAACAGCTTCTTGGATCAGGGACTTGGTAAAGGGAGGAATCTTACCCCACACCTGAGGGTCAGGGTCTTTCCAGCTAAACCAGAAGGGCTCTGTGTCCAGTTCTGGCACCTCAATGCCAGGCAGTAGACGAGTAACGCTGTCGATACG